TCAAGGATCATTAACAAAATGTCGCGTAAGAGATTATGAGACATCGCATGTGAGTCAAGGAAATAGGTTTTTAAATAGGGGGATGATACATAGAGAAGAGGTTTATTAATTAGTATATTTAAAGTAAGTAATAAAAGATATTTTTTTATGGTAAATTCATCCTATACTCAGCACTAGAAGTAGAGTCAGGTTGTCCGGGTTTCCAATTACTAGGAAGAGCACCGTCGTCTTGTGCGTCCTGCCATGTTAAATAATTAACTTGACAACCAGCAAATCCTACTTCTGCATCACTTTTGGCTTGGGATCCAATGCGAGAACTATTAAATTGCGATCTAGTAGAATGATGTAAATTCATTGGGAAGGGTTGTTTATTATCACAAATAGGATTATATTTCTGTGTTCCTCCAGTACGAATATATTGTCCTTGTGACATAGCTGGTTGATTGAAGTTCTTAGCATATTTCATGCGAATATATTTTTTAGTACCAATATAATAGGAACAAACATTTTTATTACCAGTACATGGTACAGGTGGAGGTGTATTTGGGTCATTAGTAACTTCAACAGTTGTCCCGCAATTACCATTAGATTGTACATTAGTGAAAACACAAGAACCGTATTTTTTTGTTAAATTACTAATATATGTGGCTTGATCACGAGTAAGTCTATAACTATTATCATCTTCTTGAACCCAAAAATTAGGATATTTACTTTTTGTCCATTTATATTTTGTATCTATCATACCAGCAGTATTTAACGATGAATTTTTAATAATTTTATTATCATTTGTACAACAACTACCAGAATTTGATGGATTATTATAATATTTACCATTATTACCACCATTTCCCATAGGGGCAACACCTCTATATGGTGTTCTTGTGGTATTAGAAATCATTCTAAATTGTCCTACTGCGCCAATATTTCTATAGCCACCATTCAATGAGAACCCATTAGTTCCTCTACCAGATATAGGAGCAAATCTTCTGTTATTTCTTGATTTTTTTTTTAAAGTAACGAGTGACATATAAATTATGATTAGAAATTAAAAAATGACAAATGTTCTTTTCTCTGGATTATTAATTAAGGCTAATGATAATATTGAATATAATTTCGTAGATTTGTAGTGGTCTAATATTTCCTTATTTGTACAATGAATAAATTTACTATTTGTTTGTTTTATACAATATAAAACAATAAGAGCTAAACTATAAATATATGAGTTTGAATTAGTTATAAATGGTAATTTATCATTACTTTTAAATTCAGGAGATAAAAACATGTTTTTTTTGTCATATACATCTGTAATAGTAATATTATTCCTTACAATTGGATATAATTTATCACAATTACAAAAATAAAAATTAATACCATCTATGACTAGAATATCTGTAATATCAATAAATGATATAGCAATATTATATTGTTGTAAATGATGTATTTGATTATAAAGAGAGAAAAGGAGTTTATTTGCAGTTAGAATAGAAAAACTATTTGTCTCTATAAATTGTTCTAAATTGCAAACATTCGATGCGTAAAAATTGCCTTTAAAAGGAAGTGAAAAAGAATCTATTAAAAAATTATAATAACTATTATCACTATTATCCTGTATAGTATAATTATTTTTATTATTTATTAGAGTTAATGATCCAATATTCATATATTATTTGATATATTTTGTTTAAATTAAAAAAATTTATAATAAAATTTGTTTAATTTGAAATTGATTTGCTTAAAGAGCATTTCCAAAACCATGGATAATCATATACAATTTTTACAACTGTGCCTTCCAATATTTTTTTTTTAATTGATTGTGTATTATCATTATCATTCCACAAATGAAAATGTATGAATACTTTTTTAAACTTAGGGTCACTGGTCTTTATCATATCTATTTTTTTAATTTTCCCTAGATTTAATTTATTCTGGAAAATATTTGAAATAGAAGAAACATTAATAGTGTTAAAAACGCGAGGAATACAGATAGAAGGATTTTCTGAATCTGAATATATACACTCATTTTTATTATTTTGCATTTGATACATATTATTCTATTATTTAATCAGTATCAATTTTTTTTAATATAAAATTATTCTGATGCTATTTCCTGTAATATATATATATTGAATAATTTATTTGTTTAATTATACTAAGAGATTCACTATATTGTAGCTGTTAGGAAATAAGAAGTAGTCTTTAACGGCACCCACCTTCCAGTTTTAATACTTTTTTTATATTTAAGTATTTTTTAAACAGAATAAATAATATTTTAAAATGATATAAGAAAATAAATAGTTACATGTATATACAATAATATACAGCTTAGCTAGATATAAGTAGAGACATATGGGTAGATTTGATATTATTAAAGGAAATGCATTTTCTAGTAATGATAAACCTGAAAAAAGAAAAAGGGGTGGTAGAGGTAAGAAAAAAGAAAATGTAAGTACAGTAGAATATAGTCCAATGGTAAAGCCAACAAAAGATAATGTGGTCATAGAAGAAAAAGAAGAAGTTAAAAAAGAAGAAGTTAAAAAAGAAGTAGTTAAAGAAGAAGTAGTTAAAGAAGAAGTGGTATTAAAACCAATCAAATCAGATTGGTTAAATAAAATAAATAAAGTAAAAGAAGAACAACAGAAAGTGATTAATATTAACGATCCAAATAATTGGAATGGACCATATTGGAAAGGGCCTATGTTTTTAAGAGCCCAAAAACCTAGCGATAAATATAAACATTATTTAAATACTACAACATCATCATGTATTATAATACCGCATGGAAAAACCGAATATAGTAAGAATGGTGTAGATTGGTATAATAGTTGGGATGAAACATTTACTGCAAGACAATTGGAGAATATAGAAAATTACGAAGAAGAGATAGAAATGGATAAATTTAATAGAAGACTGAATGTTATTTATGAGAGAGATAGAGCTGAATCAATAAGACATTATGAAGAGACGGGTGAATTAGATTCTTTTGCATGGGCCGAAGAACAATCGAGAAAATATGATGAATATTGTAAGCAATTTGAAATAAGCGAAACAGAAGAAGAAGAGAATGATGAAGATTTAGAAGATGATGAATATAATTAGTTAAAATGGTTATGAATAAATATAGAAAATATGTAATGACAGAAGAAGATTCATTATTTGATGAAGAATGGATAAAAGAGTTTGAAGAAGAAGATAAAGAGTATAGTATGTTTAACGAAGTAGAAGTAAATAATATAAAAGTGACATTTTTATACACAAATAAACGGAATGAGTTGGAAAAAATAAGTGAAAAACAAATAGAATTAACTAACTCAAATGTGATAAAAAAGGAGGAGTTAATTAAAATTATAAAAGGTAATGATAAATTAGACAAAATAAAATACAAATTAATATCAATATTAATTTATAATTTTTCATTAAAAAACGATGATTTGAAATACTTTCTTAAGAATACAGATAGTTATGATTTCATGAATAGTTTAAAAAATATAGATGATTATCGACTGACAGATTCAATAAATTGTTTACAGGATGTAAATAATCTATATATATTATTTACAGAAGATGATAAAAAAATAGGTGTAAAAGATACAAAAAGGATAAAGTTTAGCATTGTAAAAGGTAAGACTAGAAGAAGAAAATAATAGTATATAATTATATAATAACTAATTAGTTTAAAGGCAATATTATTATATAATTATATGAGTGAGTTAATATCAGCATTGGACATGAAAAATTCTATTCAATATGGTGAAAAAAATCATATTGAATATACATGGTCACAAATTCAACAAGAAAAGATATTACAAATAAGTTTTCAATTAGTAAGATGCAATAATGAAGATTGGAGAGCAAGAATTGCGAAAAGGTTCTGTGAGTGTTTTGAGAATGGAAATATTAACGAGAAAAAAGTGTTGATCAAAATGTTAGGACAAACTAGAGATATTGAAGAAGGAAAAGGGGAGTATGCATTAAGTTTTTCAGTATTAAAAGAATTAATGAAGATTGATACAGATTTATGCGTAGAAATGATGAAATATTTTGTTGGATATGAAAAAGAAGATATTAGATTTGGTAGTTGGAAAGATATGAAATATTTATTTAATGAATTGCAAGATTGTCCAATTGAAATGGTCCAAATAATTAATAGTCAATTGGTAAAGGATATGTCATTAATGAAACAAAATAAATCTTGTTCTTTGCTTTGTAAATGGATTCCTAGAGAAGGTAGTAAGAAATTTGGATGGATTCATAAAAGATTAGCAAAGGCTTTTTATAAAGTATATGAGAAATATGGATGGAGTGATAAGGCTACTAGTAAAGCACAAACATTATATAGAAAAATGGTAAGTAAATTAAATAAATATGTTGATACAATTCAAATAAAACAATGTTCAAAAATGTGGAGAACAATAGATTTTAATAAAGTAACAAGTGTAACCATGATAAAACAGAAAAATGCGTTCTTGAAGGGTGGCGATCAAGATAGAGAGGTATGTAAAAACAATTTATTGAACTATATGGAAGAGGTTAAATCAGGTGTTAAAACAATGAAAGGAAAAAATGTAGGGATGATAGATTATGTAAAACAAGCCATATATTGTAAAGATGAGAATGATAGAGATATTATTAATGAATCCTGGAAAGATAATAGTAAATATACTGGGGTATTAAAAAATATGATTGCAATGGTTGATACATCAGGATCAATGGAATGTGACGACGCACATCCATTATATTCGGCATTAGGGTTAGGATGTCGGGTCGCTGAAAAATCTTCTCTTGGGCGAAGAGTAATGACATTTAATTCTAAACCAGAATGGATAAATTTAGATGATGAAAAAGATGATTTTTGTGGAATGGTAAAAAAAATGAGAAATATGCCTTGGGGAATGAATACAAATTTTTATAGTGCAATGAATATGATTTTAGATGGAATAGTAGAAACAAAAATGTCAGCAAGTGATGTAAATGAATTGACATTATGTGTATTTTCGGATATGCAATTTGATGGCGGTTCAAGTCATGGATATGGAAGTGTTAGAGAAAATCTAGAACAGAAATACCATGAAGCTGGTGTAAAAATTTGTGGCGTTGGTTACAAAGTACCACATATTATATTTTGGAATCTTAGAAATACAGATGGATTTCCAGTCCTATCTTATCATGAAGGATATAGTATGATGTCGGGTAATAGTCCTCAATTATTAAATACATTTACGGATGATGGTATTGGAAGTCTAGAACAATTTACACCATGGAATGTATTACTTGAAAGTTTAAATAAGAAAAGATATGTAATTCTAGAAGAATTAATCAAAGAGTAAAAAAGTTTAAAAATATATTAATATTGTTATGTAATAATATGAATATATTTCAAGATCTAAGTTTAAATACTTTATTTGATACGACAAGTATAGATTTAAGTAGTAATGATTTGAATGCTGCTGGTGATATTTATTTTAGACAGTTATTAGAAAGGAATTATTTGTCTAATATGTTACTGCAAAATCAGTCAGTAAATAATATAATAAATGGTAGTTTAAATGATGAGAATAAATTTAAGAATGTAATATCCGATGATGGAAAGAAATGTTTAAAAACGATTCAGTATAGAAAAAATGTATGTAAGAATGAATATTGTCCAATAACACAAGAGAAATTCAAGACAAGACAAAGTGTAACTATATTACCATGTAAGCATGGTTATACGCCAGAATCGATAAAAGAATGGTTAGAAAAACAAAATGCAGAATGTCCCGTATGTAGAGTAAAATTAGATAGTAAGGAAATAAAAAATGAGGATTATGAGGATGTTTTTAATATACAAGAATCAAGAAATGCATTATTAGAATCATTAAATATGGTTCAACAGATAAATAATCCATATGGAAGAAATATTAATATAAATTTATCACATCCATATGGAAGAAATCAATTGAATAATGTAATACCTCATTCATATATAAATATGAGTGAAGAAGAAGCTATAAAT